GGGTACAGGCGGAAGCCGCCATTGTGGTGATGCGCGAAGCCGAAGCGGCACGCATGCAGGCGATGGTCGATCTGCATGCACGGGCGTGGGAGCGGGCCGTTGGCAAGTTGGTGGGCAAGGAAATCTTCAAGGCGCGTAGTAATAAGCTGACGCCGAAGAAGTTGCTGTCATGGCTGGACGGACACTACGTGCTGCTCGAGGAAACGTGGGTGGATGAACTGCGCGAGCAGGCGGCGATTCACCTGGCCTTCATCGGTTCCACGGTAGACGTGGACACGTACACGCGCAACTTGATCAAGCCGCATCTCAAGGCGGCAATGGAACAGATCCGGGCTGTGGCCGGTGGCGACCCCGACGACTACCCTGTCGCTATCGAGAAACTGTTAACCAAATGGGAACAGGATCGGCCCGCGGCGATTGCCCGCGTGGTGCTACAGGAGGGAATAACCTATGTTCGCAGCCTCTAAGCCGAAAGGCTTTGAAGAACGTGACGCGCCAGAGGAGTTTCGTTTCGATGGCGACGGGACGCGGCCGGTTGTGCGCGGGACGCCGATCGTGTTCAACGCGTGGTCAAGCGTCTTGTCCGAGATGGGCGGCCTGGTTCGGTTCCGTGAAGCCATTGCCCCCGAAGCCGTGGATCGCACGCTGAAGAGCGCGGCTGAGGTGCTGGCGTATTGGAATCACAACAACGACAAGATCCTGGGCAATACCCGATCTGGAACATTGCATCTCAGGAAAGCCGCGAGCGGACTTGAGATGGAGTTGTACCCGACACCGGAATGGCTAACCACCCCAGAAGCCGCTGGACTACGACGGGGCGATGTTCGACATATGTCCTTCGGGTTCAACGTCGTGGACGATGCGTGGGACGGGCCAGACGAGCAGGGTGTGTACGAGCGAACCATCATCGACATGGTGTTCTCGGAAGTGTCCATTGTCGGGCGGCCGGCGTATTCGCAGACCAGTGTGATGATGGCAAACCGTGGCCATGAGAAGCGCGTGCTCGTGTCGGAGGAGTCGCTCGAGCGGTTCAAGCGAGGCATGAGTCTGGACTTCGCGAGGAAGATCCACAAAACCAGGATGGCGCGTGGGTAAACGCGAGAAGCACCGGTTCCCGAAGCCGGTTCGCCGGAAGAACCTGCAACAGCAGGCGGCGGATGATGCCATCGAGATCATGGAGAGCATCAAGCGTGCCCAAGAGCTCTATGCCGCGGGCGACTGGGACGGTGCAGAGGTCAAGATCCGTGGCTTCATGCGGAAGCGGAAAGAGCTCGTCCAGCCGTTGTCCTATGACGCGCTGGGCAGTTGCGCCCAAGGGCAGGGGCGCATGGACGTGGCCCTAGAGTGCTACCGGAAGGCGCTCGAGATCGACCCAGACTACATCGAAGCGCGGAACCGGACCATCATGATTTTGGACGCGCAGCCGGCGACGACGCCGGAGCGGGCGCAACGCGAGCGCGAGAAGTGGTGGGCGCGTCACGGCGCGCACCTGTATGCTAAGCGTAAACCACACACGAATAATCGAGACCCTGAGCGGCCCCTTCGTGTGGGGTATGTGTCTGGCGACTTTCAGTATCACTCCGCAGCGACGGTGTTTCATCGTGTGGTCCATGCCCACACGGACGCCTTCGTTCCGTTCTTTTACTCCAATACTCCGCATGAGAAGTGGGACTACATCACTAAGACCTATCTTGACCATCCCGGCTGGCGCGATGTAGTGGGGTGGCCGGATGCGTTGCTACAAGGCAAGATCCGCGTGGATGAGATTGACATCCTGGTCGATCTGTCGGCGTACACCGCGCACAACCGTTTGCAGACGTTCTGCTACAAGCCGGCGCCCGTCCAGATCACGGGCTGGGGCTATGCCACAGGCGTGGGCTGGGAGGCGATGGACTACCTCATTACTGATCGCGTGGTGGTCCCTGAAGATCGACAGCACGAGCACGTCGAGAAGATGATGTACCTGCCCAGCATTATCGATTACGAACCCACGAGAGGCTTGCCAGAGCCGAATCCGCTGCCGTGCCTGACCGGGCCGCCCACATTCGGCGTGCTTCAGCGTCCACTCAAGATCCACGCGGACGACCTCGAAGTCTGGCGGCAGGTGCTCGAGCGGCTACCAGAGAGTCGGCTCCTGATGAAGGGGGACTATTGCGGCAGCTTTATCCAGTGGATGAAGGATCGCTTTCAGGACCAAGTGCATCAGGTGGAGATATTGGGCAAGACCTCCAGCTTCGAGCATAAATGCACCTATCAGCGGGTGGATCTCAACCTGGATCCGTGGCCGCAGACGGCTGGCGTCTCGGCCTGCGATGCCTTGTGGATGGGCGTGCCGGCGGTGACGCTGATCGGGCCGCGAGTCATCCAGCGGACGACGGCCAGCTTCCTGACGACGCTCGGTTTGACAGACTTCATCGCGGAGACGCCAGACCAGTACGTGGACAAGGCGGTGGAGTGGGTGACGACGCGTAAGCACGAGCTCGCAGAGATTCGGCAAGGCCTGCCGGCGAAGTGTGACGCCTCGCCCATTAAGACGGGCTATGTCGAAGCCGTGGAAGTCGCCTATCGTCAGGCGTGGCGGGCGTGGTGCGCGTCTCCGATGTCCCTGGCGGAAGCGCAGGCGCGGCTAAAGGAAGCCGACGCCGAGGTGGCGTACGCATGAAGCGCGGCCGTCCTCGAGAAGTCCAGAACCCGGTGCGAATAGACATCCGCGTGCCGGCGCACGATTACGATTACTTAGATCGCCTCGCCAGAGCGAACGACGTCTCGATCGCCTCCATCATTCGCCGCGCTATTTCGGCGGTGAAATATCGCAAGATGGCGCAGACCTCCGCATACTAAACACTGACAACTTTCTTGATCTGTTAGACGGCTGAACGTGTAGTCGTGTAACGGGTTTGGTCATATCGGCGCCGGCACCTCAGGCGCAGACCACAGGAACGCATATAGCGTCCTCTGTCGGCTGCGCCTTTTGGTTTTCAGGCCAGTCCTTCAGGGCACGCACTGAGGGACCGCCGATGACCAAGACCGACTTGCTTGAAAAGAAGGGTCGGCTCGCCAATGAAGCGAACCAGATCCTGGCCTCCGTCGCCGCTGAGAAGCGCGAAGGACTGAGCGCCGAAGAGACGACCAAATTCAACGCCATCCACGCCGACATCGAAAAACTGTCCGCGCACATCTCCCTGATCAACAAGCAGGAAGAGGTCGAGCGGTCGGTGAACGAAGTCAGCGCTCGTGTCACCCAGCCCAACGCAGTCCCCTCTGGCCCGATCGAATCGCGGCTGATGGCGGGTGCGCGTGACTATCAGGACGCCGTCCGCGGCTGGTTCCTGCGTGGCGCGAAGTCGGCTGGTCCTGTGCCGTCGCACATGGAAGCGGCGGCTCGCCGTGTCGGCATGGACCTCGAGAAGACCGCTCTGAGCTACCGCCTCGCAGCGCGGGCCATGACGGGTCTCAACCCGGCCGATCGCCAGATCTGGCAGCAGATGCACGACGAAGAGCGCGCGATGTCAGGTCCGCAGAGCTCCACCAGCTTGGGCGGCTATGCGATTCAGGACGCGGCGATGCGGGAAGTCGAGATCGCGTTGCTGGCGTATGGCGCGATCCGGCAGGTGGCGACCATCCTCCGCACGGATACGGGCGGCCCGCTGCCGATTCCGACCGTGAACGACACGACCAACGTCGGTGCGCTCATCGCGGAGAACACCACGGTTTCGACGCAGGACGTCACCTTCAGCCAGCTCGTGCTGGACGCCTGGAAGTACACCTCAAAGGCGGTCCTGGTCAGCGTCGAGCTGATGCAGGACAACTCGGTGAACCTGCCGCAGTTGCTCGGCCAGCTCCTCGGTGAGCGCCTGGGCCGGATCACCAATACCCACTTCACCACGGGCACCGGCACCGGCAACCCGAACGGGGTGGTCACGGCTGCGACGTTTGCCCAGGCCACGACCGGCGCGGCCAACATGACGTCGATCAGCTACGCCAACCTGATCGCGCTGTACCACGCGGTCGATCCCGCGTACCGGAACAACGCGAAATTTATGATGAACGACAACTCCATCAGCAAGATCAAGTTGATGGTGGACTCGAACCAGCGGCCCCTCTGGCTGCCTGGTCTCGTGGATCGCGCACCGGACACCATCCTCGGGGCGCCCTACGTCATCAATCAGGACATGGCCTCGATGACCGCCACGGCGAAGTCGATTCTGTTCGGCGACTTCTCCAAGTACCTGATCCGGGATGTGCGCGACATGACCCTGCTGCGACTCGACGAGCGTTACGCCGAGTTCCTGCAGGTGGCGTTCCTGGCCTTCATGCGGACGGATGGCGACCTGCTCAACGCAGGCACCACACCGCTGAGGGGTTATCAGAATAGTACCGCGTAATAGTTCGACACATAGCCTCTCACTGGGGGCTGCGTGAGCACTACAGACGGCTGGCGGGCCATGAGACCCGCCAGCCGTTCGTTTCACCTTCTCAGAGGGCGAGGCCACGATGACTGCACTCGAGCACATGGTGCGGAGCTTTGCGCGCACCATCATCCAAGACGGCGTGACGGTGCTCATCACGAACGGCCAACCCGCCCTCGTCAGTGCCTTCCAGGAACTCGGCT